GAGGGTACGAACCGAAACGGATCGCCGAAAAGTTCATCGAACCGGTGAACGAGGTTTGGTTGGCGAGCGCCCCCTCGCGACCAACGGCCAATTGGCTGCCGTACCTCTGAATTACGAAGTGCTTCACAGGTTCCAGTGAGGAGAAGCTCGTGCTTATTCCGAGGCTGGATCCGCCGTAAGATTGATAAGCGTTGTTGTACAAATAACCCGCGGTTCCGGCGTACATGAGCACGCCGGCGTTCGTCTGACGAATCCAGAATTCGAACGTGAAGTCTCCCGGCATCAGGCCCTCACCGCCGAGGCTCACGTCGAAATACTGGACTACGCCGATACCGACGTCCTCATGTGCAAACGCTTGGCCAAATCTGGCGAAGGAATTGGTGATTTGACCGTTGCCCACGACCGTTACAGCATGATTGTACATGCTTGAATCGACGATCGTGTTCGATCCTACCTCACCGTCCATATGGAGGAGCAGAACAACGTCCTCCCACGACGGTGGCAGAACGTCGGAGAACGCCCGTTCTCGAATCTCGATCCTGGCAGACACCTCCCAGTATCGATGACCACGAAGTGATGCGTTGGGCGGATCGACAAACCGGATGATGTGTCCTGTGATACCGCCGGCACTTGGCAGTTGGATCCAGAACCATCTGAGGCCACGCAGTAGATCGACGTTGACCCACTGCTTGAAGATCTTGTACTGATCCAGCAAGAATCTGAACGTCACATCGGCAGTCGCACCAGGCACCTGGGATATCCTGCGAAAGTCCTTGGGCCCATTTCCGTCGTCGGACAATACCTGGTCCTCCGCCGTAAGACGGAACGACATGGGCCTAGGCAGTTCGCTAGGATACTCCGGAACGGTCATGAAGCATCGGCGTAAGCGGTGTCGAACGTGGGTGCTGTCGTCGTGGTGGCGGCGAGGGTCTTAGCCACGACCTTCTCATCCGTGGCGTCACAGATGATGGTCTTGTCGAAGGTCCAATACTCCGTGGGCTGCAGGGTCTCCCGAGCCAACTCGTACTTCGTACCACCCTTGTCCTTAGAGACAATCACAGTGTGTGCCACCGTGTCCGCGTTGAAGAAATGGACGTTCTTCACCAGACGGCGGGTTGAGGCACCGGGGGTTGATACGACGTCCACATAGGTGGTACCATTGAGGGAGCCCTCACTACCGATTTCCATGAATGCCATAACAACTCCTCAATGTCTCTACAGACCGAGCCACTCACGCCGGACGACGATAGAATTACCAGAAATATCGCCGGAGGACAGGCCATCACTCAGCCAGTCCAAATTCTGCCATTGACGGGAGAGCTCCGGATAGTAGTTGATTACGGGCGGTGTGAAGGTCGCGACCGGAACAACAGTAATTTGTGCTTTGCCGTAAGTTGGTCGTGGTTCAAATCTAGCTCTCGGAGTCAGGCCCACAGTTGTGCGACCGAAGAGCACCGGAGCAAATCGGTTGACCGCAGTTACATCGATGATCGCACGGCCGCGAATTGGAGTGTAAACGAGGATCGCGCCAGACGTCGTGATTCCAACAGAGGCACTACCCCTAAGATCGTCCGTACCAGATGGTCGGTCCGTCCCGAAGCTCTCCTCCATCAACCGCAACTGCCACTTGACACAGTAGCATAGCGGACCCTGTGGATCTAGTATCTCGTAGGTGAACTGTCCTATGCCCCTGACAGTGTACCACACCAATTCATCATCGTCGTCCAAGAGTTGGATGTCGAATTCCAACGCTCCGCCGGCGATCGTGAATTGATGCCAAGTATCGAATACGGTGTACTCGGTCTGTGTGAGGGACCACTGCACACCCACAAGGATCGGACTCTTCCTATACTTGTTCCTTCTACGAACGGCTCCGGCCTGAAATTCAAATACAGATCGACCGTCCTCAAACGTATCAGAATACCCCTCACGATCGGGTATCGGCAAACTGGACGGAAAGCGAATGCCGGTGGGCATTGTTACCTCACCGTGCCGGCCGACCTGTTCAGACCGTACTGCCCCTCCAACGCACTGGCAACCTTGCCACCCCGACGAACACTCTTGACCACGACGTCCTCGATGGTGATCTCGATCTGCTTGCCATCTGGAGTGTCACGCTCTTGGGTGGTGGCAACCGTACTGCTACCGTTGTTGTTCACAACCACTTCGACACGTTGGGACGCCGTGGTTCCACCGATCGTCGCACCGGAGTTCATCGCATCCAAAATGGACCGATTTCGCCTTGTCGCGGAGGCGTTCAGCACGTACTCCTGCCCGTGCACCACACCGGCGACCTGTGATCTACCTCCGTCACCGGTGTATCCGCCGATCATGAACCCGGTCCCTGTCGACCGAATGGCCTGAATGTTGGCGAAGGCCTGCAGACCCACGGCGGCCGCTTGCAGTATGTTCATTGGGAACGGCAGTGCAAGGGCGACGTTGATGGCTTCGTACGCCTTCATGGTGGCGTTAGCGATCGCCGCAGCCTTACCTATGGCAGCGAGTCGTCGATTTCCGGACGAACTGAGGGTGGCGAGTGTGGAAAATAGATCGGTCGTCTGCTGCAGCCTCAGCTGGTTGTACGTGGATCCGGCCTTCGCCTTCGCGATGTTGGAGGCCTCCTCACTGATACGGTCCTTACCACGCAGCATGTCGATGTAAGCGTAGTAGTCCTCCAACTGGCGCTTTTGGGCGTCCAACCACCGTTGGGTGCCCTCGAAATTCTTGTCGGTCCCGATGGTGTAATCCTGTGCACTCTGTTCGGTGAATCCGGATTTCGGATTGGCCACCAGACGATCCATCGCCTGTTGCTGTTTGATCGCCGGAGTGTATCTGTCGATCGTCGCGTTGGAGATCTGCTCACCGATGGCAGTGAGTTCCTGCACCCTAGTACGGAGACGGATCTCCTCACGCCACTGCTCGAGCTGCTTCTCCTTGATCGGAATGCCAGCTTCGATGTAGACGTTCGCCAGATGTTGGGCTTCGTGCTCCACACGCACGTCCTCCGACCTCATTGTGGCTAGTGCCATCTCATCGACCAACTGCCTTTGAAGTTTGTCCTTGACGTCGATCTGTTTGAACGTGAGATCCAGAGCTTCCTCACGAAACTTGTTCTCCTCACGTTGTGCCTTGGCAGCCGCACGATTCGCCGCTTCCATGTACGGTTGTTTCTGAATGAGGGCCTGGATGGCTTCGCCGTATTTCTCGGTTGTCAGACGACCCTGCTCACGAAGGTGGTTGAGGTTCGACAACTCCGTTTGGAAGTTGCCGTCCAAACCGAACGCTCGTGACAGGGTGGCATCCTCGGATTTCTCAGCCGCTGTCTTCTTGCTCTTGCCCGCACCGAAAGTATCTGAGAGCTTCGCCGTGGCTGGATTCAGCACAACGCCGTACTTGGCATATTCCTTCACGGCGTTGGCCTTATCCTGATCGGTCTTGAACTGCGGACCGGTCAGAATTCGGTTGAGATCGGACAGAGTCTTAGTATTCTGATTCTCCGCCTTCAGCAGGTTCTCAAGACCATCGAACGATCTGAGAGCCTTAAAATTGCCCAGCATCGGCACGAGGGCGTTCAATTTGAACATTTCTCGCTGCTGGGCGTCCATCGCCTTCGCCTGCTTGGCTATGGCATCCTGTTGGGCTCGAGAGGCGTTTTCAGCATCTGTGGACGAAAGTTGAGTTCCGACGTACCCGCCGACACCACCACCAACGATGGCTCCGGCGAGGGCGCCCCATGGGCCGGCGAGCGACCCGGCCGAGGCTCCGGCCATTGCCCCCAAGATGGCGCCGGCCTTTCCTGCGTTGTTGATGACCCAGGTCAGAGCAGTGATGAGCTTCTCGATGGCCTTGACGAGAAAATCGACGCCCTTCGCAAACGTCTCGAAGGCGTTGCGAATATCGTCAGCGGTGAGCTTCTGCACAAATTCGGTGAATCTGGTCGCAAGGTCCTTCACCAATTCGGAAAAGCGAGCAATCAGATACGGATCACTGAGTTTCTCACGAAGGGCATCGAATAGCCCAACGATGGCCACCCCGCCGCCCGAGTCCAGCACCACCTTGACGAAGTCAGTCCATACGTTCTTCAGTCGGTTGAGGCTGGCAGAGACACTTTCTGCGGCCTTGGCAGACGAATCGCCGAACGTGCGAATGAAGGCTTCGGACAGCACTGGCAGGAACTTTTCGCTCTGCACAATGCCCTTGCGAATGGCCGCTTCCAAAGTCTCCGGAAGTGTGTTGAAAGCCCGCGCCGCGATCTGCATGACGCCTGGAAGCTTTTCACCGAGCTGGCGACGGAGCTCCTCCATCGACACGACGCCCTTGGACGCCATCTGCGTGATGGCGTAGAACATCAACTGTGTATCGGCGTTGGACGCATGCAGGGTGCGGGCCGCCATGGAGACACCCATGAAGGCCTTCTCGGCTATCTCCAGACCCTTCGCGCCCGCAGGCAGTGATGCCACGAGCTTTGCGTAATTCGACGCCAGATCTTCGAAGCGCAGACCAAGCCGATCGGCGGTCTTACGCAGAAAATCGTACGATTGGGCAGCGACCTCGGCGGAACCGGCGGTCACAGACATGATTGCGTTGAAGCCCTGCAGCTTATCCAGCTGTTTCAGAATTGAGTCAAACGCAAGTCCAAGGCCGGCACTGACCAGTACGGCCGCATGGTAGGTCGTCGTCATAGCCGACGTCAGCCGGGCAAACGACGAATTGATGGCGGTAACGGAATTCGAGTAGCGGGACGCGGATCCCGCACCAGAGTTCATCGTGGTGTTCAACCTGGCAAAACTCGTGTTTGCCTGATTGATCGAGGCCGCAAGGGCGTTGAACGCCCCTACGGCCTGTGCGGTCTGTGCATTAACTTGAAGCTGTGTTGCCACCGGTTGACCTCAGATGCGAAAGATCGTCCTCGTCCACAACGGTCAGAAGCTGCACAAAGATGGTCATCGGAATCGATGGTTCCCCGTACAGTTGCACGTAAGCGACTATCTCCGACAGCTGAATGGGATTTGGGATCATCCCGGCGGTTCGCTTACCTGCTAACACGTTGTATGCTTCGACGATCTCCTTCGCTAGTCCAAAGATGCCAGGTCGACGTTCGAGAGCGGGCGGAGCCTTACCGGTGGCCTCGGCGATCTTCTCCAACTTTGCTAGTTGGGTGCCCCATTCTCTGTTCCAGGCCGCCCACTCTCGGAGGCGTTTCCCACTTCTTCGACCTCAGCTTGCACGAAGTTCGACAGCTCCGTCGCCACATCTGTGACGAAATCACGGAGCGCCGGATCGCCCCTAAGGGCGGTGTAACCCGCCTTGGAGGAATAGGCCACCGATTGACCCTTGATACTGCCGACGTTCTTCCAGTCGAGCAGGAGGCCCTCGGACATGGCCTTACAGAGTAAGTCCTTGCCGATGACCGGGTCCAAACGCTTCTCGTCGATAGCCTTCCTGTGGGGCTGCTGATGTTTCGCGAGTGCCCTCTGAAACTTGTCGTTGGTGATGTGAGCGATGAGGAAACTGGCGCCGTCGTGCTCGCGCCAGATCCCGTCGTCGATCAGTGGGTTGTCAGCATCGAACTTATACATGTGTTTTGGTCCTATCAGCTCGCGGGCGTCGCGATCATCTTCAGGACGCGATCGGCCGCCACACTGTACAGACCACGCCACTTCGACGAGAACATGACGTCGGTGTTCTTTCTCTCCGCCACGACCTCTCCCGATTCGAACTTGCAACGTTCGAAGAAGAATTGGTACGAATTGCCGTCACCGTCCTCGAGGGTGAAGGAGAAGTCGAACTCCTGACCTCGAACGAACGTCCTGAACTGAGTCCCGTCCTCGAAGTAGAACTCCGCGTCACCGGTGACCTCAAGGGTTCCCAGCTTCATCCGACGTGCCACGAGCGAGCCCAGACATTGGATCGCCCGCACATTGTTCTTCATCTGCAGACTGAGTTTGCTGATGCAACCGGTGTACGGCACGCCGTCGATCGTGAAGTCCTGCAGGTTCGTGACTGCGTTCATGGGCGTGGTCTCGGTCTGCGGCAGAGTGGTGGATCCCTCGATTGTGGTGTCCGACACGCCGGTATCCGAGTCCAGACCGAGCGACATGAGGGAGAACGAGCCGGAAACGATCTTGCCGATCTCCATGGTGAGGCTCAGACCCTCGACCACGGTGCCACGGTAGTTGTGGTACTGTGGCACCTGCATGTCCTGAAAGTGCTTCTGCAGGGTCATCGACTCGAGGTCGGAGCCATTCTCCAGTTCCTCGGTGGAGCCAGATCCGGGGGTCCACTCGTTGCAGAACACCATGGCGAGCCAGTCCTTGTACGTGTCATAGGACAGTTCGATGTTCACGTCGCCCGCCGCGGACGCCGCCGTCTGCACGAGGTCCGTCTCCACGCGCTTCGGATTGATCTCAGCGCTCTGGGTGTTCTCGATGTTGAAGTTGACGCCCTCGCCCGTGTAGCGGACCGGCCTCCACTCCGAGACGGTGGAATTGGTGCCGCCCGTCAATGTGGCCGCGCCGAATGACAGTACGGTGGAGCCCTCGATGGTGGCGAGGGAGTTGCCGCCCACGCCACCGGCCTTCGCCCGCAGGGACACCGTTGTGGCGTTGCTCGCCGTCGCCTCGACGGTCGGATGTTCCGTCGTGGCAGTCGCGTAGTCAGTGCCCACCACACCGCCCTCACGATTGATCGCGTTCTTGAGGTTGGCCAACGAGGCGGTCAGTGACGCGCCCACCTTGACGTAACCATCCGTTTCTGTGAGGATCGCCTTGAAGGTGTAGACCTTGCCGGCGATCGTGACAGTATCGTTGTCGGCGACGTTGCCCGTACCGGTGAGGGTGCCCACGGCTTTGGCCGAATCGTCTGGCGTGACGCCGAACGTGGTTTCGGGGATGTAACGGAGAACGACGAGATCTGCGGACGACATGTCAAAACTCCAAATCGTAGTAGAATGGGCAGCTCAACTGTGTCTGCACCCACCCGTTCCGCTCCGTGTTGTCGGACGACAGATCGGGGACCAAGAAATTCACCAGTGACGGGTCCGAAATGATCACCTTGTGCGTGATCATCAGAGCAGCAGCGGTAGCAAGTTCCAGCTTTCTGGCGGAGCCGATTGCCGGTTTTGTGTAGATCGAGAGTTTTAGGACCCCGATCTGGCGATAGCACCCTTTGTTCACGGCTCGAGAGAAGCCGTCACCAAAGAGCACACTGCACTTCATGTACTCATGGAAGATGTCACTGTTGAACGCGATGTTATCGAACGCCACCTCGGTCAAAGTCCAATTTGTCTGGACGTGCTCCTCGATGCTTCTCTGAACAGCGTCGTAGTTCACTTCAAATTTGCCAACGCAACGGCCAAGCTCAATACGCCGAACGGCGCCTGCTTCGAATGGCCACGCTCGAGCTCCTCGGCGTAGGGCTGATTGTTTGAGATGATCACCGTATCACCCAGATTGAACCCCTTCGGCCACCTGAAGGCAGCACCACGAATCGCGTTGCCGGATCGACCATCGGTGACATCCTCTCTTGGTTCGTTGAAGCTCACCCGCCAACTGGCTCGAAAAGCCCCTGTATCCACCGGAGACAGTTTCACCGCCGCACGAAAAATGGTACCAGCGATCTCCTTGATCTCACTCTCTGCCAAATCCTCTAGATCCTTCTTACTTGGGAATCCAGAGGATTTGGTAGAATACGATATCACGACAACCTCAGATGTACCTGTGAAAGGGCGACTGTGTCACCCGCCATGACCTTGTTGTTGTGCAGTACCCTGTACGACACGACGGAATTTCTGACGAAATCGTTAGGTTCCGGAATCGGTTTGCCCGTCTCCGGAAAGATGATGCCGAACTGGTCCGACGCCCTTATTCGGTCGCCGTCCACTTCCGACGTCTTGAAGCTCGTCAGAACGACCATCACATTGTGTACAGCCTCCGGATACGTCGGTGCGGAGCCAGGAACGTGAACCGCTTCGCCACGTCGCACGAGCTGCATCGACGTGGCCAGATCCTGCACCGCGACCTTAGCCGCTGCCACACCCGCAAGCACGTCGGCCTTAAGCACGTTGCAGCCTCACCACCTTGAGGGTATTCGTGGACGGCAGTGCTGGGTTCGATACGTCCGCGAGCCCCTGCAGCAGGTATTT